TCTATCTAAAGAAGGGGGAGCTAGAGACCTCTACCGATGGCATTGTTAAATCCATAGTTAGAGATACAGCAATAGCCAAACTATCGGCATAGTCATCATGGGCATGGGCTTCCTCAGGAGCATGTGCTAAGAAGTTAGGCCCAGTGAACTTAGTCTCTAGGTCTGTCATCTGTTGATAGAACCGTTTCCATGTGCGTAGACGACGCGTTTTTGCATGAGCAGGCCAACCAACCATACGACGGTCAATAAGAGCCTTAAGATGCTTCCACCTCTTAGACTGCTCTGGTTGGCTACTGCCAAGTGCATGAACTTCTGCTTTAGGTAGTAATAGCTTAAGTCTTTGGGCTACTGCATCGCCCACGCCATTTGAGTCAACTCCAACAGCAAGCACGTCATAGTTATTTAAAAAACTAACAATCTGGAAGTACTGGTCTTCCCAGTCATCACCCTGCAGCTCAAGCCAGTTGAGGATGCGGTGGTCAAAGTAACCAAACTCATCTGGGCGGTCCCAGTCAACCCAGACCACAGTTACAACAGTAGAGTCAATCTTACGCGCTGGGTCAATACCAACAACTACAGGCGTACGGTGCCAGGCTTTGACTGTTTCTTGAGAAGTGTCACCAAGCTCATCCATAACAGTAGACGTTACGAACATACCTCGTTCAAGAAGCCACTTGCAGTTGTACGACATCTGAAACTCGTCTGAGTCCTCGCCGATACGTAGCATCTCTTTCTTGATGTACTTAGCATAGTTGGCGTTAACCTTAGCCACATCTCGCCAATCCCATTGGAAGTGGTTCTGTCTAGAACGGGCTGTCTGAGCTCTTTTGTTTAACTGTATGCTTCTGTAAAAATTGTTCTTAGACGTTGTAGGCGTTCCTGTTTTAACCATGGTGCCAGAATAATAAGCAAGCATAGGGCTAATGGATTTAGAAACAACAAAATCATCCGCCTCTTGGCACTCGTCAATAACAATAAGATGAAAAGATTTAGATTCAATCTTGGCCCTAGGGTTAGCGGTCATCATCATAAGAGATGAACCTGAGTTCTTTAATTTAATCTGCCGTGTTACTCCAGGCACCTTGCCCAAGCTATCGTCAATCTCTGGGTCGCCTAGAATCTCTAAAGCGCGCTCGCTGGTTAGTCGGTTAACTGTACGACCGAATAGAGTTTCTACCTGACCCTCAACTGGGGCAAACATGCCAATCCAGATACCTTCTTTGAACTTCCCTAGAAGGTCTGGGTACATCTTGGCTAGGCGTGGCAGGAGAACCATAAGCGTAGCCACAGTGTTGGCGATAGTCTCTGACTTACCCGACTGACGAGCGGCAAGGGCGGTGATTTCCTCACCATCATTGATAATAACTGACTCGATAATCCGCTTAGCTAACGGCATCTGATATGGGTGAAGCTCATGCCCTACCAGCGCAGTCTGGAACTGAATGCAGCGCTCTACTATCTTTTTGACAAACTCCTTAGAGAGCTCGTCTAGTTCATCCTCGGGCTCTTCTTGAACAAGCTCGTCTTCTTCCTCTTCGGGAAGGAACTCGTCCTCATCAAAATCATCTATTAATGGTTGGCTCATATTACTCCAAGTGTATTTGCAAACAAAAAGCCTGGGTTATTAAACCCAGGTTCTTTGTTCCACTACGGGGATGAGAGAGAGTGGTAAGCGTAGTCTAGCAGATTGTCGACAAATCTACTTAACGCGTGTCGTCCTAGAGTTAAGCTCGTCTACAACAGCATGTAAAGCTTCTGCTCCAGTGAGAGCTTCAGTCAGATAAACAGTCTCTCGGTTCTTTGAGTAAGAGCTCATGCACCTGCCAATTTCATAAAGAGATTGGTCAATCCACATCTCTAGCTCTGCAGTTGGTATCTTGGCAACCCTCTTAGCCACCCGTTCAGAGAAGGGCTTTGTCCAAGCTTCATTCTTTTTCCCGAACACGGGCAACCCCTTCCTCGTCGGTTCTAGCCTTTAATGCTTTAGCAATAATTTCATCAATATCTTCGTCTGAGAGGTCCCACTGAGGGTTCTTTACTGTATTGAAGAGAACTCCAATGTAGTAGCCAGGGATTGTAAAGGGGACTCTAAACACCAAGCAATGACCGTAGCGGTAAGGCATATCAGTCTCTTGGGTATGTCCAACCTCAACAATGGGTAGGAACTTGCGGTGATAGTAGTTCAGCTTGCCTACGTATAGTGGTCCAAGTGTTTTCATTATTACTCCTTCGGAAAGAAGACTTCTTCCCAAGTAGGTATCTTAGTAGAGGAGTTCTGCATCCTGCTGGCTGTAGAGGCGGTATAGCTGAGTCTAGCCTTAGCACCTTCAGAGAGCACATCTAAATTAGCAGCGTGGTGGGAACTGCAGTTGTTTTCTAGCGTTTTTAAATAATCATTTGTAGAAGAGCTGTTCTTAAGACCAAGCCATATCTCTGGGGATACATCATTATATTGCCACCAAGCGCCAGACCTAAAGACAATCAATACAGTACTGGTGTTGTGGTTGTAGCCAATCGTATAAGCGCGTGGGCGACTAGGGTTTGCGGTAGGGGCTGTATAAACCTCAGAACCTGCATCCTTTACATCGTTTGGTAGCTCAATCGACCAATCGCCAGGCTTATCAGATGAAGCCTCGCCCTCTGGTGTAGAGGAATTGCGAGAGAAGGTGTTTGCATTACGCTCTCTTGCTTGTTGAAGCTCTACCATCGCCTCATTAAGGCGTTCGGACATGAGCTTCTTCATGTCATCGCGTTTAGCCATTATTCCTCGCAGTGATGGTTTTCGGTCTCTGTCTCCAGTACTCTAACTAAACAGAGCGAACACCGCAAGTAGCGCGGTGGTTTATAGTTATTCTGAACGGTAGCGCCCAGTGGAACATCTTCGCCGTATTCGCTACGGTCATAGTTATCCGTAACAATCTCAGGCTCTTTAAAGAGGTCACGTGGGAACGGCCCCTTAGGGTCAACTATGCGGTCAGGTACGGGGTGTACCTGAACCGCTTGATAGGTTGTGACCCGCATTACTTAGACTCTGTAGAATCCTCAGCAGGTGTGGCTGTTGACTTAGCCGCCTTTGGCTTGATTAATGGGAACTGACCAGCGTGTGCGCGCTCAGTCAACCAAGGTGGTAGACAAGCTTCGCAATAGTTAATTGGCTCTGCGTTACCTTCATCAACAAGGTAGATAGATTCCATCTCACAGTTAAAGCACTTCATATGTCCTCCTAAGAACAGATATCAGTATAGATGAAAAAGAGGGGCAAGGTTACCCCTGCCCCTCGATTTCTAGTTATTACTTAGATGCGTCTGAAGATGCGCCTACGCCGAATGCGCCATCCTTAGGGTTCAATGCACGGAGCAATGGACCTGCAACTGATGCAACTGCTGCGCTGATAAGCGCCTTTGAGTTGTGATTTCCTGCCATGTACATGGCGAGTACTGCGGAGACAGCTGTGCGAGCGTATGAGGCTGCTGCTGCTTGTAGTGCCTTTGAGTTCATGTTTATCCTTTTTATTAGGCTGTGTACTTTGGACGTCCAAAGCCAACAACAGTTGCCCAGAGGTGGCGTTTGTTATCCACACGGTAACCGCGGACGTTGGAAGCAACTTCTCCGCCGTTATCTGGACTACCAGAAGGCTTGTGGTCAGGAGATGTGTTCCCTTCCACAGTTGTAATCGTACCATCACCGTTATCTTTTAACACGACTCCTACGTGCTGAACTGGGGAGGTAGGCAGCGCATGTTGAATAAAACTGAAGAAAATAAGGTCTCCAGGCTGTGGGGTACCTGTAGCTGGGTCGATAATTGCATGGGTGTTCTTAAACGCCTCGTACCCAGCTGGTGTGTAAACAACGTTTGGAATTGTTACGTTCGCTTGTTTTGCACACCACATCATGAAGCTTCCGCACCATGCTTGACCGTCGTGGCCTGTGAACTTGCCGTAATCAGTCTCGTTGTCTTTAGGGCCTTCTACGACACCTACCTGAGACATAGCTACTTCTAGAAAGCGCGCAGCTGAACCTGCAGGCTTAGTTGTTACTGGTGGTACTGGCTTTGCACTCATCCGTGCTCCTTTATGTGTTGTTCGAACGAACCCTCTAGCTTTGATAGTTTATCTCCGATATCAACTTGTCGGTCGGTTAGATTCTCAAGCATAGGGATAATCTGTAGGTTAATCTTATCATGCACAGAACCGCCGCCATTGGGGGTGAGCTCTTGAATTGCTGGGGCCATAGACTTCTTTAAGTCTTCGGACTGCTCTGTTATTACGTGATAGATAGCCTTCTTAGCTATAAACCATAATACGCTTCCTACCGCACCTGTTACGAAGGTGTATGAGTAGATTACTGTTGCCCAGTCAGATGATGTCACGCGTATATCCGTTCATGAGTGTGATGTCAATGGATAAGCTTAGTGAGTATGTTCTACATGTAAGAATCACGAAATATACGAATAAACATAAGTTTACAGATAAATTGTGTATTTTCTATGTGAAGTCAGCGTTTATGACTTGACATGCTCCGTAACTCTTTGGTTTGCTAGTACATGACAGGGGGCACCAGCGATGGTGCCCTTAGCCAACTGAGAGGAGCAGCGATGCTCAATATCAGAATTAATCTAACGATTAATCTAAGAAAGGTGTTTGCGGCAGGCCTAGCAATCTTTATGTTAGCGTCACACCTCATCTCACCTGCATATGCACTGACACGTACATCCTCTGTTCTACATGAGAGGGTCGTCACAGTGAATCTTACTTATTTAAAGGTAAGTACAACCAAATCCCAAGCAGAAGCCGCTGTAGCGAGCCCATATGCTAAGTACTTTGACCCAGAAGCCCTTGCGTTCCTGACAACCTATGCTCAGGGTATGCCTATGGCCGAATGGAAGTGCTTAGACAACATCTGGCAGCATGAGAGCCACTTCAACCCTAAAGCCCTAAACATGGGGTCTAAGGCTTTTGGTATCGCTCAATTCTTGCCAAGCACGTGGGGCAACTATAAGGTTACGAAGACAGCTAGCGCTGCACTACAAATTAAATACGGCCTACGGTACATCCACAACAGATACGGAGACGCATGTAATGCTTGGAACTTCTGGAAAACTCACGGGTGGTACTAATGCACCTTATTTTGATGGGAGCCAGGTCTGCGCTCAAGTAGACCCAGAGCTCTTCTTTCCCGAAGTAGATTCATCTAAACACGATATAAAACGAGCGCTTGCTATATGCAGCGACTGTGAGTTTAAGGAACCGTGTTTAGAGTTTGCCCTCACTCACGAGAACGAATACATATACGGTATATGGGGCGGTACAACCCCAAAGCAGCGTAGGTTAATAAAACAAGCTAGAAGAAGGCGTAGATAGCAAAAAGCCCCAGCCGATTGGCTGGGGCTTTTTATTTAAGCTATTAGGCCCAAGGTGTGAGTGTAACTGCAGCACCTGCTGAGATTGATGCAGCACCAGCTGCAACGCTCTGGGTCTTGATTGTTCCTGTGGTTCCCTTAACTGTTGGGGTACCTGTAGGAGAAGCCACAGCGATAGCGGTGGTGTTGTTAGATACGAACGATACAGTGTTTGTAGCGTTTGCAGTAACAGTCCATGTGCCGTTAAGTTCTGTGGTTGTAGCATCTGCAAGACCAGCAATTGTAATCTTTGTACCAACTGGGAAGGCTGCGCCTGCGCCAGTAGCTGTTACAGTTGCGGTTGAAGAGCTAGCTGTACGAGCAGCAGCTGTGATTGAGATTGGTGTGTTTGTAGCAGCTGAAGCTGTGGTCTGTACGAGTTCAGCGTCAGTCATAGCATCTACAGCATTTGCTGTGGTGAAGCCAAGGACGTTTGGAACTACTACATAATCTGTTCCGCTAACGTAAGCACCGTCACCAGCTGTAATAGCATTTGTGTACTCTGCCTTAGCGTATTGACCTGTAAGAGTTACGCCTGAACCAGCTGCGTTAGTCACTGTGAATGACTGACGTGTAGATGTAGCTACTGTTGCGTTTGAAAGGTTAAACGCGTTATTTGTGAAGCCTGTGATGTTTACAGCATCTCCTGGGTTCAAGAAGTTAAGAGATGTGTAGGTGATTGTTGTACCGTTACCTGAAGCCGCTGTAACAATGAAGTTACCTGGAGCTGGGGTGTATGAAGGGTATCCGCCCCAACCAGCTTCAGCACGAACGTGGTTGTCTGAA